AAAGGACCGACGGCAAGATTAATATCTCGACCGCCTATTTCGATAGTAATCTTACTTAGAACGCCACTGAAATCGAAAGACCCATTATATGATTGGTAACCTGATGATACGCCAGATTCAGACAGGATGTCAGTACCTGAAAAGACGGTAGTCCCTCCACCAGTTCCTGTAACGTGCATGTAGATTCTATCTTGAGCATCTTGTTTATCGACTTTTATGGAATATGTAACCTCACCACCGTTATCTATGCTTAAATCAGAAATGTCAACTTCTTGATAAAAAGTAGATCCCATGCCATCAACTAGCATACGAGATTTAGTATCACCACTGCCTGTAATTTCTGCACAGGTATCGGTTCCTAAATCACCACAGTAAGTTCCTGATGGCATACTCGCAGGACCCTCGCCACCCCAGTCAAAATTCATATCAGGTTCATCCACAATATTACCTGAATCTTCATTGGTGACAGTGGTTGTCGTGATAGTCTTTGTTGTGGTAGTGGTAAAGATAATCTCTGTGCCTTTATCTTCTTCTGTTTTTTCTACAGTCACTTGTTCCTCTACAGTAACGCCCGGAGTACAAAGTCCTTCGGCATCAGGTAAACAGGTATCTGCTTTAGAGGATAAGGAAACCAGTAGCAATAATAAACAAAGTTTTAAATAATAAAGCATTGTCAGCATCACTGAACTCCTTAGGTTCTGGTTTGTTGGCTTGAACGTATTCTGTTTTGTATTTACTTCCGTCTGGAATTTCATCTGGATTATCTGTCCAATATTCAGCGGCTTCTGCTCCGATAGATCCTCGTGCGGGACAAGGAGTTCCGGCATCCGTCATCGCATCCCATACTCTTGCATCTTGGCAAAGAATAGAAACAGCTGCAACTTTCATGCCGTAGGCATACATAGATCTTGATAATTTTAATTTTTGACATAGCTCGTCGTCAATAACAACGCCTGTAGCAACACCAACAACGTTATTTTGCACACTAGCCCCCACACCAACTTTACATATATCACTGTTATTATTCATAATGGTGGGAGCATTAGCTGTAGGAGGAGTTGAATTTGTAACTACGGTCGATGAAACAGTGTTGGTTTCAGCAAGAGTAACGCTCGCAGTCAATAAAAGCATCACAATGGATACTATGTAGATTAACCAATCGTGTTTCATTTAACATCTCCAACGTTTACGTGCTTGTCTTAATCTTGAATTGGGATCTTTGGCAGCTTTAGGAAATTGTTTCATTTGTCCTGCACTTCTAGCACAAAAAGATTTTCTTCTCTTCGCATCTTTACTGCCAGGTTTTACTTTGCCTGTGACTGCGGTCTTTAACTTCGAACCAGGATTCTCGGCTCTATAACGCTTAACACCGGCTTGAGTCATTCCCGCCCCTTGTTTAGTGGGGCGGAAATATTTTTTAGTTTTTGGTGGTTGCTTGTCCGCCATTATGCACCTGTGTAAAATACAGTACAAGTCGTGTTGACAGTCGTCACACTCAGATTGGTTTTGAATACAACACCTTGTTCAGGAATATTCATTGCCACGTCTGATGTACCACCTGTCACAGCTACGTTAAATTTTGCAACGCCACCATCACTGAATGTTACGGTACCATCACTACCAGTTGCTCCTGTACCAACAATAAACCCTTTGAGACGTGCTCTTGAGGCATTGATTACGGTAGTAGCATCAGCTCCTGCACCTTTAACACTTACATCACTATCGAAGGCCATGATTTACCTCCTTATACTACTGCTGCGCCAGTAGTTACGTCTACAAAGTTTGAACCGTTACCAAAACAAAGAGATCCTGTTAAAGAAGCTCCAGTTGCATCAGAAACATAGATTAATAATCCTGCTGTTGCTGTTGGTAATGTCAATAATGTGTATGTTGGAACAATAAAACCATTATCTGATAATACTGGTCCACTAAAAGTAGTATTTGCCATATTAAACCTCCTCGGTTGTATAGACCTTGTTACATAGTCTCTATACCGTCTGCTAGCTCAGTCTATGTAACTTGTTTCGCTAGATACTTATTTATAACATAAAAAAAGGGGCATTAAAGCCCCTTTTAATATTAGTTATATTTCAATGCTTATGCACCAGATGTACCGAATACACAACGTGGATCAGAGAAACCAAATGAGTATCTCTCTCTTGCTTTGTATCGGATGTTACCTGTGTCAAAGTCACCTTCCATCACTGTCTTTAACGGAGTTCTTGTGAAGTGTTTGAATCCGTTAGGAGCATCAGTTTTGATGTAGAAAGCATCAGCGTCAGTTAAGTAGTGGTTAACGACATAGCCTTCAGGAATCATTGACATGTTTCTGATTGCGTTGATGTCGTTATCTGCTGTGCCAACTCTTAAAGTAGAGTTCATTAGTCTGTCAGCAGTGAACTGTAACTGTCTTGGTACGATTAGTTTCATACCTTTGATAGCTGTTCTTAGGCCTCTCTCATCTCTGAAATCAGCGATGTCGATAAGTGCCTGCTCAAGTGATGTTTCGTTCAAGTCAGCATCTGTTGCTAGTCTGTTTGATAGGAAACCACCAGTTTGAAGTGGGTGTTGTGTATTAATAAGTGATACACCGTCACCACCTGGGTTGCTTCCTGCAGCGCCAGCAGAAGCGAAAGCATTGTTAAGAACTGCCATAGCTTTAACTTGCTTTGTGTTTGCCATTGAACGAGCAAGTGCTCTTGTGTATCTAGCAGCGAGTCTGTCGTAAAGGTTGTCCTCTACAGCTTCCTCAGTGATAGAGAATGCAAGTGCAATTGTTTCGTGTTGGTAACGAGCTGTGAAAGTTTCGTTAGCTGTATCGAAAGCTACGCCCTCACCTTCTTGTTTGGTGGGTGCAGTTCCGAAACCTGCTAACATTACTTCTTCTTCAAATGCTCTGTCAGATGACTCAGCATCAAAGATTTGAGCATGTTCGTTATCATATCGTGCGTATTCCAAGCCGAACAGAGCGTTCAAACCTGGCTCTAACTCTTTAACGAGTTGACTTCTTGATATAGCCATAGTTTAACCTCCTATATGCCTGCAACATTAGCACTGTATAAGTGCTTGTTAAATTTAACGACGATGTTAGCGTTGTTAGCAGTAAGATCTGAGTTCTCAGGATCTCCTGAAATACCAACAATTTTAACAGCAGTATCAGCACTAGTTGAGAAAGTCTCACTGTTTACTTCTGCTTTTGATGTTCCACTGTGTGTAGAACCGGCAGTGTAAACTAAGTTAGCTGTTTCACCAACGTTAGCTAATGTCATTGCACCAGATACTTGAACTTCAAATAACTGATTCGGATCGTCTTGTACGAAAGCTTTGATAGTACCGTCGTAGCTTGAAGTGTTAGCTGCGTGGTAGTTTGACCATATTGGTTTTCTTGTGTTCACGTCAACGTATTGAACGCCGTTGAAAACACCTACTACTACGTCTGCAACACCATTAGCAACTTCTACTGTACCACCAGCTACCATCTCCACAGGATCTCCCTGGAAGATTGAGGTCGCATAGCCGTTAGCTACAAGGTATTGAGTCTGACCGTTTGTTGACGGACCAGAACCTTGCATTCTTACAGCTCTGAAACCAAAGGGGGCGTCTTGATTTGCCATGTTAATACTCCTTTAAAAGTATGTGTTGTTAGTAAGTGTTACGTCTAGGTCAGAAAAAAAATTATTCACTTTTTTTCGAGCCACCGAACGTAACTCTAGTTTTTCGCTCGGGCTTATTGATCGGCATAGAAGGGTGTTGTTCCTTTAGAAGATCGTTGTCAACAGCATCCTGTTGATCATGAGCTAGTTGAGAGTAGTATTGATCTCTCTCTTTTGCGATCTCTACCGGCACCTTTGCCAATAATAGTCCACCAACAGATACCACTCCTGCGTGCTTTCCTTCAGCTTCACTAGGAAAATCAAAATCGGGATATTCATCTGCTCGAACAAGTTCATAACCTTGTCTGAGTCGACCGATAACGTTTTTGTTATCTTCATATCCTCTTACTGATTCCCTAATCCATCTGAATTTAAAACCCTCAGGTGGTTCTGGTGTATCAAGCGAGCTTGGTAGCTGCCAATGTTTTTTGCGTGCTTCTTTATCCCTTGTGGATGCAGATCTAGGTGTCTTATCTACCATAATGTTACCTCCTCTGTAACTTTAGTTTTTCCGACGCATATTGTTCGTTGGAAAGACCAAGTCGTTTTGCGATAGCCGCTTCTGAACTTGACAACTTAACTACGTTGCGTCCTGTGCCTCTGTTTCGATGTGCGCTTGCCACAGTCTGGACGGGCTGTTGGCGTGCGGGTTCTTCGGATGAAGAATCTTGTTGAAACTTATGAGGAAGGTTTTCCCTCATACGTTTATCAATCTCACTATAATAGTAATCTGTGCGTGGATCAACACCTTGATTTACTAAATCTTCGTGAATTGCATAAGCAACGTTGGTCATCACCTTATCAGTGCCAAACCATTCGTTTTTCTCTGCCCAAGACTCAGCTTTTGGATCCTTAACAGGTTGTTGAGGTTGTACTTTAGGTATTTCAATCTCTCTTTCCTGCTTAGGAGCATTTGCTAAAGCCTCTTGTTGGGCTTTTATTTGCTCATATCTGCTTTGCTCTGTGCTTAATTTTCCAATTTCAAATTGTGCATTTGCGACAGCATCATAATCTTGGTCTTCCATTGCTTTTTTAAGCTTGGCTTTCGCTGCTTCCATGGAACCAGTCAAACGACCACCCATCTCATTTACATAGCCACTATTAAGTTTGCCTAATTCATCTTTAATTTTATCTCTTTCGGCTTTAATAGCTTGAGCAATTGCTATTGCTTCTTCTTCACGTCGTCTAGATTCACCAAGCTGATAAGCATATTCATCAAATCTTTTCTGAACAGACTTACTATACTTATGTTTGGAATCTTCTTTAGGTTCCTCTTCTTCGAGACTTACTTCTTGTTGTTTTGACTTGTCTTCAACAACAGGTTCTTCCTGGTTGTCAGACTCTACTTCAAAAGTTTTTTTCTCTTGAGGAATCTCAATTTCATTTTCTTCTGTTGGAGAAGCAATATCTTCCGACTCTACCTCTACAGAATACTCTTGTTTTGTTTTATTGCCTGATTGAGCCTGTAACTCAGCAACTTGTCTATCTACTTCGTTCATGTGTATACTCCTAAAATATCCTCAGGACTTTCGACAGTCCCAATTATCTCATCATCATTTAGTATTCTGAGTTCGCCTCCCTCGATTTTGATTCGAGATCCAGCGTATCGTGCGATGATTACCCAGTCGCCTTTTTTACACCAAGGTCCATTTGGAAATTTATCCTTATCTGCGTAAGCGTCGGGTCCGACTTCTAGAACTAAAGCACATACAGAAGCAACTTGTTGATCTTCTACAGCTTTGTCAGTTAATAAAACACCACCTTTAGTTTTACCTACACCTTTGTAGGGAAGAACTATTAATCTCCAACCTGTTGGTTTGGGGACTTTACTAAGGTCGCTCTTTTTATCTTCTTCTTTTTTCTCAGCGGGCTTTATCCCCACTATCTTTTTTTCGTTGGGCATTATCAGCCCCGTTGTCGACTTCATCGTCTACCTCCCATTTGCGAAACAGATCCCTAATATCTGAATCGAGTTTGCGAAGAGAAGTTAGTTGACCAACTAGGTATTGGTATTTATCCCAACTCTCTACGTTTCCGTCTATGATTACAGACTTTACATCGTCTTGTCTAGTCTTTATTAGACGTAAAATTGCTGAATATATATTTACTTCCACTACTTAGTAATTTTCTTAGACTTCTCAAAAGTCCTAAGCCCGGCCATGCCTAAAAGTGCCATGACTAAAGGCATTAATTGTTCCATGTTCATTTGGGGTAGTGGACCCACTTCAATTTGGAATACTCCTAAAAAGAACACGATAAAAGGTTTAAGGACAAATTCGAAAAATATGGCCAATGCTGCACTAAATCCAATGAGGGGTCGCCAAGAACGTTGCAGTAAACCTGAAATATCGGTAGCTGTAGACTGAGCATCGGCTAAATTAATATCCATTTGTTTAGAGTTAATTTCATTTTCAAGTTCTTGTAGTTTAATTCTTATTTGACCTTTTTCTTCTTCGGATGTGTGAACACTGTCGATCACTTTACCAACAGTGTCCACTAAAGATCCGCCTAAAATTTTAGATAACATTAATTAGATGTATTGAGCGATGATCCAGCCA